TCATAGATTGTATTTGTTCAACATAAGGATTCTCTTCGTTATTCTTATCTTTAATACTTTGTATTAAGTTGTCTACATTATTTCTATGTGTAAGGGCCTCTTCTAGTGTTCTATAGAAGGTTTTAGGGCGTTCTTGAACCGGTCCTAGCATTTCTACGCCGTTTTTTAAGTCTTTTTCTTTAGTGATAAGTGTGTCGTAATATGTCTTTTCTTCTGTTATTTCGGTGTTTAAATCGGCCGTATATTCTTCATGTGTGTCTAAATGTGCTGTTTCTTGCCCACATGCAGGGCATACGCCTTCTTTTGCTTTAACTAGATTTGCTTCTAGTGTTTGCAGTTTAGTATTACTTCTTTTAATACTGTTTTCTGTGTTAGTTATATTGCTTACTAACACATTTAAATTTGCTTCATGGTCTTTGATTTCTACTAGTGTGTTGTGTTTTGCAATTTCGTTATCTACATCTAGTTCATTTAATTCTTCTAATGCATCAGCCATTTCAGAAAGTTTAGTTTTCTTATTGGCTTCCCAAGCCATACTGCGACTTTCAATTTCCTTAATGTTCTTTTCCATTCGAGTGTTGCCATCTTTGATAGCATTGATACGAATTTCTTCTTCCTTGATACTGTCTCTGGTATCCTTCATTCTTTCTTTGAGTGTTTCTGCTTTTTCTGATAATTCTTGTATACCAAGCAGTTGTTCGATCATGTCTCGCTGATCGTTGTTTTTCATTCCTAAGAAAGGTTCAGTGTATGTGTTTAGTGCAACAATGTGTTTGAACATTTCATGACTAAAGCCAATAATTTTTTCTATGTGTTTTTGTGTTTCTCTGCTGTCGCCTTGTTGCTCTTGATCTTCTGATTCCGTGCCGTTAACAAAGAAACGCAACACATTAGGTCGTCTGCCTCTTTCTATGCGATAGTCAACACCGTTTAGTTCAAAGTCGACACTAACAATCATGCCTTTGCCGTTAGTCTTATTAATAAGATTATCACGTCTGATGTTTGTTAATGCTTCACCATAAAGTGCATAACTGAGTGCATTAATAATAGTAGTTTTACCTGTACCATTTCTACTACCATCGCCACCTAAGTCTAAGTTATTACCTAGTACTAGTGTTAAGTTCTTGTCATCGAAACGTACACCTTGAACGTTGTTTCCAACACTCATGAAATTCTTTACACTGATATTTTTTAGTTTAAGCATATATTATAAATTTTGGTAAATGTCAATTAACTTTTCTGTGTCAATTGTATTACTTTCTATAGTTTGTAATTGGCTGATAACAATTTGTTCAACACTTTCAAATGATATTTCGCCGGCTTCGTATTCTTCTTCAACTTCTTTAATAGGTACAAGTTGTATTTCTCTACACTTGTATTTGTCCATAAAGTTTTCTTTGATAAACGTTGCTTCTTCATAACTGATATCAACGTCTAATTTGATTCTAGCATAAGTGTATGCATCTAAATATTTTGCAGGATTATCGATTAATTCAACAAGTCCGCAAGTAACATACTTAGGACACTCTGGCCAATTAACATATACTGGTTCTTTGTCCCATTCAAGATACATGTAACCTCTGTCATTGTCACCTGCGTCTGCGTAATTGTGCGGAAATGCGTTACCAATGTAATGTATGTTTTCATCATATTGTCTTTTATGGAAATGGCCACTAAAAACATACTCTGGGTTTCTCAGCATAGACGCATTGATACCACCATGATCGGGCATTTCAATCATTGCATTCATTTTAAAGAAAGGTAATTCAAAATGTCCAAACATGTATTTGCATGTCATCTTAGCAACTTTCTTGTATTCGTTTTCAACTAACCAAGGCACAATACCAACGTTGCCTTCTTCAAACAACTCATCTATCATTACAAAGTTGTTTAAGTCTCTAGCAAACTCCATACTATTGAGTTCACGTTTGTCTCTGTAATATAAATCGTGGTTACCTGTAATAAAATACACTTTGTCAAATGCGTCGTTGAGTTTCTTTAGATCATTCCAACTGGCATTAAGTGTTGCAACATTTACACTTGCTCTATGGTGATGCCAGTCGCCTAAAAAGAAACATGTTTCGGCACCACGAACTTTTGCCTCTGCAATAAACCAGTCAACAAAATTATTACAATCTTTTAAGTGTTGATGGCTATTAGATTTAAGTCCGTAATGTATGTCCGTAAAGACGACTGCTTTTTCAAATAAATTGTCTGTCATACTTAGGCATCCGATTCTGAATTCTTTGTTTCTTCTCTCAAAGCCTTCATCTCATTTTCATGCTGAATCTGTCTGCCATAACTTGGTAAGTGCCCAGAGTCAATTAATATATCGTCTCTGATGTTTTGATTTTTCTTTTCTATGTTTAACACTCTTGTGAAACTGTTATTTACAGCGGCAGTATAATAAGCAAATGGATTGTCTGATTTTGCTTCATTAAATTGCAAACCAATCATAGCAAGTTGTAATAATGCTTGACCTCTCATTTCATCAACATAAGTATATCCTCTCCAATTGGATCTTTGACTATACCTGTCAACTAATTTAAGATACATTTTTCCTAACTCGTTTGTAATGCTACCATGATCAACAGAAAACTTGCCACTCTTAGGACCGCCTTTCCAATGACTCCTAGCAACCTCTTCCCATGTACCGTTTATCAAGCCATAATGCTTAAATGGTGGAAAGTTTACTTTTGCTTTTGTTTCTGCTTCGTTTCTAGGATTCTTTTTTCTGCCCGGTTCTAGTGGAATATGTTCATAAGTCATTTGTCTTATTACCACGTCTTCGTCAGCAATATCTTCAATATCAACTAAAAAGTCTTTTTGTCTAGGCTTTTTATTTGCAGGTCCTTCGTAACCTTCGACTGCTTTTTTATAAGCAAAGTCCTTCATCTTTCCTGCTTTGTTTTGTTTTGCTTCGAGTATCACTGCATCAGTAATTTCATCTTCTAAATCAATAATAATGTCTGGATAATCATATTGCGGTGATTTAACCCAACAAAAAGACATCTTGCTTAGATGTATTTGTTTAAGTAAATCTTTATTGTTCAAGTATTTAACTTTTGCGACCATTGTGTCTCCTTATAATTAACCTTTATTATACATTAATTTTTTCTAGTGTCAAGTATAATTATCCAATTCTGGCCAATAACGGCTAGTTTATTGATATCGATAAATACATTGTATATCAGGAGACTATATGGCAAATACAGACTTAGGAAGAAATAAAAATCTAGACATAGATTGGAGAGCACGGCTTCAGGTTATGCGAGCCAATAAAGAGAGTTTCTTTCCAGATGAAATGGGAGCCAAAGATATTATGAGACCCCTTAAGGCCGACCGCGGAATTGTCTTCCAGTATCAACCAAGTATGTTCATAGCCTATAGTGCTACATATGATACACAGCAGTTTCAGGGGACTAATTACCCGTTGCATACTTTTATGATGAGTTCTCCTCCTACATTGCCTGTACAGGCACAGTATACAGTAACTACACAAGAAGAAGCAAAATATTTATTAGCAATGATGCATTTCTTAAAATTGTCAACAAAAGCAAATTTTGGTGAAGCGGCTGTTAGATCTGGAAAGTTTGGTGCTCCGCCTCCTGTTCTAGAATTTAGTTATTTAGGACCACACGGATACGATAGAGTACCAGTAGTTGTAAACGATGTCAACTTTATTTACGAAAATAATGTGGATTACATACCAGTAGAACATAATATTATTGAAACTGGGGAAACATTTGTTAGTGCGTTTAAAACACAAACTACTTCACAATCAGAAGAGGGAGAAAGCACTACAACAAATGATGCTGGGAAGGCCGCTGGAGTAACTTATGTACCGACAGATATACAATTCACAGTAACACTGATGCCTCAGTATTCACCTCGAAGACAGAGAAGACTTTTTGATCTTGATCAAATGAGAAAAGGCGGAAATATAGGATTTATTTAATGGCAGTATATAACAAAAACAGTTTTTTAAAAGACGCACAAAATATGTCGTTTTATACAGGTCTGAATTATATGAATTTACCTGCTGTAGAATCTTCTGTGAATGATCAAAAATTTTTAATTACTAAAAAATATGCCAATAGGCCTGACTTACTTGCATTTGATAAATTTGGTAGTCCTGAGTTATGGTGGGTATTAGTACTAAGTAATCCAGAAATAATAAAAGATCCTATACAAGATTTCAAAGAAGGTACAATTATAAGATTAGTTACAAGTAGCCGGGCAAGACAAATAGCAGGTAATTAAAATGGCAGAAATAAACTCAGAATATTTTGCTAATCCAGATCTATTCAAAAACATACTACCAAAAGAATTGCAAAGCAATATCCTATTTAATCCCACAGATGCATATTCTTCATACACTTATCGTTTGACTTTTAGTATGTTGCCATCTACTTTTTATACTGATGGTCTTGTGAATTTAGATTTAAAACAAGGTAACAGGATAATTATTGCACAAACAAGTGTTACTAAATTTCAAGTAGATAATTTATCAATTAGTAGTGTTGTACATCCATCGCCTCCTCCGAACATGAAAGGTCATAAAATGTACAATTACATAATGCATTTTGATTTAAAAGAACCATTTGGAATGTCATTTATTGATTTACTGAATAGATCTAGATTTGAACTAAACAAATCTTTAGGCGAAGAGGAACCGCTACCTTTACAAAATATGCCGTACCTCATGGAAATAGAATTGATTGGCCAAGAAGACAAATTAACAGAAGATGATAAATTATTTGGCGATATTAACAATGCTGAGTCTTTTTATCACACAGCAATACCAATAAGAATTATAAATTTTGATGTTAATCCAAGTCCAACAGGATCTGAGTATAATATTCAAGCAGTTGCAATAGATGAAGTTACGCAAGCCGCAGATGCAAGTGTACAATTAGTCCCGGCCGATATTAAAATTACCTCAGGTGACAAAGGCACAGTAAACGAGTTATTTGAAAGTTTTACTAAACAAATGCAGAAACTACAAAAGACGCAGGTTGGGGATATTGAATTAGAAAAAGAAAATCCAGATATAGGTATAGAAAAAGCCACCTACAAGTTAGATCCAAACGGACTTCCTGGATTAAAAACTATATTTAAAGAACTGAAAATTGACAAAGAATATTTTGATACAATGCAAAATTTAACACTCACTACCGATCAAGATGGCAATGAAACTATAGGTAGAGTTGAACAGGCCGCAGAATCCGGGCAAGAAGCACCAGCCGATGATGGCAAAAAAGCCAAAATTAAAATAGATATCAACAAAGGTACCCCAGTTGATGCTGTAATGTATGGCTTAGCCTCAATGAATTTTGAATATGCAAAAACCAATCATAGGTATGATATGTCTGAAGGTGACGCACAATTGGACAAAGAAAAACTCGATGATGATAAAACACAATATATTACACCATCTATTCGTAAAGAATACAAGTGGCAAAAATATGATGACAAATACTTGTATACATCGACTGGAAAACCAGCAATGGAATTCATTTATGTACTCACTGGTAAACTAGATTCATCATCTGTGATAGATGCAAAAGAATTAACAATAGATACCAATTCAACAAAAGGTAGCAAAACAAACAACGTAAAATTAATCGAAGCCGCAAAAAACAGAAGTGTAAATAAACTTTATGCTTATATGTACACTGGCATTAATGATCAAATATTTGATGTTGATTTAAAAATAGAAAATGGTATAAGATATTTAGTACCAGTTGCAGGTGGACAACAATCCAATTACACACAGTCACCAGCCGCACAAATAAGTTCAGCAGGTACTGAAAAACTTAACGATTTTAATACTAAAGTCAAACCAAATACATTAGATCAAATTCTTCAAAAGTTTGAAGACCTTGTCACAGATGCAAAAAATTTAGTTACAACATTAGCAAAGTTACCTATAACACTCACAGAAGATTTAGCCGCGGTGGCAACTGGACTTAGTCCAGTTGGTATTACTAAACCAAATTCTAAAAATATCAGAAAACTCAATTTAAAGTTGCCCAGTTCTCCGATTGCAATATTACAAAAAACCAAAACTATTAAAGAGTTGACCTCAGATTTAGATACAATCACAAACAGAATATCAACTTTGCAGTCTGATGTGGAAGACATTATATCAAATGAAATAAGCACACAAATAGCAAAACTTACAGCAAAGGCTTTTACTCCGTTTGCAGTAATAGATAGTGCTTTTAACAAAATTGCAGAAGGTGTCAATGGCTTTATTGATGAAATAGAAAGTGCAGTAGGCGATTTGGGTCTAGACCAATTTGGCATAGACACTGGCGGATTATTAGATGAAGCCAAAGAAAAAATGGACCAATTTACCAAAGACCTTAATTCCGTTACAACTCCTCCAGGATTCTCCACCGGAGGAGGCCCTGGCACTATTACAAACTCTGTGGTAGAAAATTTTAAATCTGTATATATGGAAGAATTTGCATTCGATCAAACATCATATGGTTCTGAAAACAGACATGGCGAGGAGCGACCTTTCGGTGAATATGATCCAAAAATAACATCACTAATAGGTCCAAACTCTAAATTTGCAAATAAAAGTATTTTTACAACGGCTTTGTCAAATAGTACATTAGGTGCACCATACTTAATACAAATGGAATTAACTATCAAAGGAGACCCTTATTGGCTTGGCAAAGAAGCACCAAAAGTAAACAATGTATTTATTCACCAGCCGGGCAATGAATTTTTAGGTTCACTGGAAACAGATATAGGTGCAGTACGTGAACAGTCTGTAAAAGAAAATATTGCACCATATGGAATAGGTGAAGTAGGGTTTTTCTTTACATATTTGTTTCCGAGAGAATACGATACATGGCATGATGATCCAAGTAGGCACACTGGAGAAATAAAAGATCTATCTATGGACGACTCTTTCTCAGGACTGTTTTTCCCTTATAAAGTACTTCATAACTTTAATGGTGGACAGTTTAGGCAAACTCTACAATGTTATAGAACAATTTATAAAGGACAATTTCCAAAAACTAACAAAGAACTCATAGAGGAGCAATTATCAAAAACAGTACCAGCCGCTTTAGAAACAGCATCATCGAATTTACAATTTGATGAAAACGGAAAATTAGTTCTTGACTCAGGTAATCCTCTAGAGAATGCAATAAACAATTTAACAGTTACTGAATCCGATTTAGCAAATGCAGGGTATGTAAATCCTCTTACAATTGATGGCCTTAATGGCACAGGTGGCGGCGGAAACAACCCCACGTCTAACCCAGGAGGGTAATAAATAGACATATGATACCAAACCGCATAAAAGAAAAAATCACAGCCAATGCAAGTAAAGGTTCGTCGCTGTATTTTGGCACAGTAATTAGTGCAGACGATCCTTCTAGAAATGGAATACTATTAGTGCATATACCAGAATTGACAGGCACAAACACAAGTACTAGTGCGTTATTTGATTGTATATGGACATCACCATTTGCTGGTGCAACACCGCAGAGAGGCACAGGTGATAAAAATGCACCTGACGTTGCACAAACCAGTTATGGAATGTGGATGAGACCACCTGATAATGGTAATCAAGTTGTAGTAGGTTTTTACGAATTTGAAGGTCAACTCTCTGGAATAATTTTAGGGTGCTTATTTCAAACAAATAGAAATTTTATGGTACCAGGTATTCCAGCAGGAAAATCCATAGGTGGAGTAACACCTGTTAACGAAGCAAACATGTCTGCAAATATCAAGGACCATAATGTGGAATACAGTGGTACTGTTAAAAATGTCAAAGTAAAAGCAGATGACAGGTCGATGCACGAATTAGAAAGTGTTATTTTTTCACAAGGACTAATAGATGATTTTATAAGAGGGCAAAGTACTAGTGGTGCTAGGCGAGAAGGCGCAAGTGAAGTTTATGGTATATTAACGCCAGGTCCCAAGAATCCTAAAGATCCAGGACTAAGACATGCAGGACATCAATTTGTAATGGATGATAGTAACGATAATCCATTTATAAGAATACGAACTGGTGGCGGAAATCAAATAGTACTCAATGACGCAGAAAATTTAATATACATATCTAATAAGTCAGGTACGGGGCATATAGAAATAGATGCAGATGGTAACATAGATATATACGGCACAGGTAGTTATAATGTTAGAACTTCAGGTGACATGAATTTAAGGGCAGACAAAGATGTCAATATTGAAGCAGGTCAAAATGTTAATATCAAAGCCGCAAATAATTATCCACATCCAAACGATCCTAACGAAACAGAAAAAGGTATTGTAGATGTAGAAGAATTAGCATACTTAAATCCACAATACCAAGACGTGTTAACCAACGGTAGTGTAAACATAGAAGGTGTAAAAGATATTAACATGTATTCTAATGCTATCAGCATAGAAGCAAGACCAAGGCTGTTTACAGTAGACGGCAAAACTGTTCCTGGTAGTTTACAATTATTTGGTGATAATAAGGTACATATGGCAGGAACACAAGTAGAAATAGCCGCACCAGCATCTGTAAACAATCCGCCATCCGAACCTACATTACATATCAAGTCAATGGGCGATTTAGATTTATTTTCAACAACCCATACACACATAATGGGTTTAACAAAAACTTATATAAATGCAGGTGACACAGTTGATATTCAAACAACTGTATTACCGTCAATACCGCCTTTGCCTATTGTACCTAACATGAGCGGAATCGATACACAAAAGACAACAAACACTTTGTTGTCATTTGAATTGGCAGGAATTTTAAGCGGCAGTTATCCTAAACGTGCAGAACAAGGAAAAAGTCCTTTAACTCCATTGCTATTATTTGACAAAAAAATTAATACTATTATTACAAGGTGGCCTGGCATAGAACCAAGTCCTTCAAGGACAAACAAATAATGTCGTATATTGATGATTTAAAAGTAGGGCAATTAGATCCATCGGATAATGTACCGTTAAATTACTGTGAGCCAAATGGTTTTTATGTAGGTGCTTATTTTGAAGGCACAGATTATATTTCTGGTGTATACACTAGAGGAAATAAAATAGCACCCAAGTTTATTTTGCCTAATTTAGCAAATAAAAATCAACTAATTGAACAGGCAAGAGATTTAATATTGCGTAATTATAAAACATATCTTGTACCAACAGAAGTACACAACGATACATACATTGGTATATCCCATAAATTAAGTACTATGGAAATATCAAATAAAATGATAGCATTTAATGATAATAGCAAACTAGAATTAAATCATCCTGATGTAGCAAAAATTATTAGAAACAATCATGCTTATTTACAAGGAGCAAGTATTGTTAAAAATGGCACAATGGATTATAATTTAGCAATGAATTCAATTGCTGTATATGACGAAGTAAATAATTTTTATGTTTACAGTTTGATAAATGGTGCAAAACCAGAATTTATTAATAAGTTGCTAGGTATAGACATTACTATTGCATTTAGTGTTGTAGTAGATAAAGTCAAAGTGCCATTAAACACAAATCAAATAGTTGCATTAATATCTTTAGCATATGGCATAGGTATGAAAAAATTTACAACTAGCCGGCTATTAAGATTACTCAATAGTGGAAACTATAATTGTGCTACATACTTTATGGAGTTTACAGAAATACCTATTAAAAAAGGTGTTGGAGTCAGCACAATGTTATATAATCAACGTGTAGCCGAAGCAAACCTATTTAGTAGTATTTAATTGTCTTTGTAAATCAGAAATTTTTACATACGCTCTGTATTTTGCATCTTGTTCTTCAGCGACACTATTTTTAAGCATTTTAATTTCTTCTCTAAGAGCATTACACTCGTTGTTTTTCTCAACGAGCATAGTTCTTAAATCTTCTTCTAACGTGTTGTTTGTAAATTTTTTTGTTAATTGATCGGTCATTATTTTACTGTAATTACACGTTTCATGTCATCCAGTTCGGGGATAACATCCACGTTTCTTGCAATATAATCTCTTATAAAGACTAAGGCATATTTTTTAGTTTTAGCATTATAAAATCCTAAACTATCAAATTTGCCTCTTTTATCTCTTTGTATCATAGAGTGAATTACCGTTTTGCCACTTGCTGAATTTATGTGGCCGGCTTTCTCCTCTAGGTCTTTAAAGGTAGATACTATCTTCTTAATAATTTTATCAGTTTTCATTTTGGTCCTATGTTGTTAAATGATACACTTGTATTTACTATTAAACTTGCTTTATGAAATCAAAATATGATATTTTTTACCACTTGTAAGTCAATGCCAATCTGTATTCTCTTCCTTGGGTATTATAGTAAGGAAGTACTTCTACTTCATCATCAGTAACGTTCTCTATTGTAAAGTTTACATTTACTCCAGACGCAAATTGCTTACCAACATAAATGTTTAGTTTCTTTAAGTCGTCTAGGTATTCCTGACCTTCTGGCAAGAAGTCATACTGTCCGGGTGTTCTGTCAAACTGTCCTGAGTATTTGATTCTGTAATCCACACCTTTATAATTTTGTTCCCATGATATCACAGCAACGTATTCTGGTATTCTAACTTGTTCGGTGTCGTTTACTTTGAGCATAATGCTAATAGGACCCCACGTGTTAGCAAATCTAATGCCCTGTGTTGAATAGTTACCGGTATTGTAATACATAGCAGGAGTATAGATATCTTCTGTTACAGCAGGCGTTACAGTAACTACACCTGTATCAGGATCTGTTGTAGTGATCTCAGGAGTAATAATGTTTGTAGTTGTGTAGCCACTAGCATATTCAATTGCTTGTTCAAAGTCGTACATGAATATACTTAAAGCACCAAAACCTATTTCGTAACCTGTGCCTTCTTCAGGTAATAGTTCTTCATTAGCACTTACCCAGTTATCACCGTATACTTCATATAAGTTAGGGCGTCTAAAACTTGTACCAACATTCATAAAGAACTGTCCGCTTTCTATACCTAGTCTTAATGCATTTTGATCTGCATTACCGACTCTAAAACCAAAGTTATACTTTAGGGCAAATTCGGCATTTATGCTTAAGAATGCACCGTAGTTATCTTGCTCGTGTTCATTGTATTGATCTTTACTGCCGTCAACACCATATGTAACTTGTAATAACTTAGACAAGTCTACTGTATCACCTGCTCTAAAATAATCTCTGCTACTTTCGTTTTGGTATGTGCTAACACCTTCTGTAAAGTATTCTGCTTTGTCTTCTGTTCTACCTATAGTAAAATATTCATTTCTAATACTAACAGTGAATTTTTCGCCATCCTGTAAGCAATCATTTGATTGTGAGAAATCAGCAGTATAACAGTTATCATAATCATATGCATAATCTGTGCCACTTACTATTAATTCAAAGTCACCTGCGTCTGCAATAATTTTTGCACTTTGGTTTTCGTATGTATCGCTTTCTGTATTATCATTTCTTGCGAGTTGATCGGTTGTATAGTCTGTGTACTGAAACCACGATGTAGGAGCAACACTAATATACCTTTCTTGATTACTACCTAATTTAGTTGTAATACTTCTCTCAATAGTATCCTCTATTAATACTGTACCAGCAATACTACCGGAGCCATACATAACACCGTTAGCACCTGAAATTACTTTAACATTTTGACCACTTACAATTTCGTGTCCAAAGTCATACCAAGCAGAACCTGGTGTGTTAACCGGTATGCCGTTTTTATAAACTGTAGTGTGTACTGTTTGAGCACCACGTTCGTTATATCCTTGAAAGGCACCAGTGCCTCCTGCTGTCCAGGTAAACTCTGGCAAGATACTTTCTACTATAGTAGTAGATGTTAAAGCATCTGCTACTTCGGTTTCTACTTGTTGAGCAACCACAACCACTTCTTCTATATCTTCTGCTTTGGCCTCACTTGCCCAAAGCATAAACACCATAAATGCAAATGCAAAATATAGTGGACTAAAGTTTATGTGAAAGTTTTTATCAAAATCGTTCATTTTAAATTTCATTTTATTTTATTAAATCCTTTAAAGTGGACTCGAACATCTCAACACCTAGAGCCTTATTAGCCTCCCAATCAGATGTCTGATCTCCTTGTCCGATTATATCGCTTATAAACTTCAAACATTTGAAGTCTACGCCAAAATGCATACACACTTTTGCAAGTGCATAAGCCTCCATGTCAACTACATTACAATAACCTTCAGGTTTAGTTGTAGCAAACTTATCTTGAGTATAACATGTAAAACCTTTGTTGTCAACGATTATTTCATGTGTATTTGTTTCAAACGGTGTTTGAAATTGATCAAAGCCAAATGCTCTGCAATCCATATCTGCTTGTACAAATTTACCAATATGCAACATGCCTTTCATATCTGGATCTATTCCCCCAGCAGTTCCATAATTAACAACCAGTTCTGTATCTGGATTATTAGTTAGGTATTGTGTAAGTACCAATGTAGCATTTATTTTGCCTACACCGGTAAAAACTGTATTGTAATTACCTTGTATACCTTCAAGTTCATCTGCTAATGCAACTGCTAAAACGTATTTCATGATATCCTCTTTATAAGTTATACATGTAATTATTTAAACGATATAAGAAAAGAGATAAATAACTGGCAGGAGATATTAAATGAGAATTGATGAAGTAATTAACGAAGTTGAATTTGGTGCAGTTGACCGTTTAAAACAAGGTGCAAAAAATATTGCTAGTAAAATAGGCGGTAAACTAGGCAGTAATAGAGCAAAAATTGCCAACATTCGCGGCGACGTGAAAGCAAAAGGTATGAAAGGCGCAAATGTTATTGCTACAAAATATCAGAAATGGTTGGTGCAAAATCATCCAGATCAATCACCTAATATACTTGACATCGAACAATTCAAGCAATGGATGGCTACATCTCCTAGACTGAAAAATCAAACTAGCACATTTGAATTTTTAAAAGGTAATCCGTCACTGCAAAATCTTGCAAAACAATCATCACCAGATAATCCAGTGAAATTCGATGGCGAAGAAAAAAGTGCTATATTTTTAAATTTGGCTTATGCTGATTCGCAAACACAGCCTTCCGGTCAGGATAATACAACTACATCAGATTTGAAAGGTGGTAATTTAGACTCTAAACAGCAACAGGAAGTTAATGACTGGGTGCAAAATGCTCCAGATGATGTTTTAGCCGCAGTGATACAAGCCGCATCGGCAAAACTTCAAAAGTAGATTTTTTCGTAAAACATTAAACGACCCAAAAAACCCCATCATTAAAGCATCCGTTAATAATACTGATAAATACTTGTATGGCAACATTTATTGGATTCAGTACAGATAATAAGAAAAAACCACCTTATACATTAACTGATTTAGATTTAGTGAAACAAGATTTATTAAATCATTTTCAGACTCGTAAAGGGGAAAGAGTTATGAGACCAGAGTTTGGTAGCATAATACATGATATCCTAATGGAGCCGTTTGACAATCTAACACTACAAGATGTACAAGACGAGTGTAAGGCTATTGTTGGTAGTGATCCAAGAGTAGAACTACTTGACGTAAACATTTCAAATACAGAACATTTTTTAAAAGTAGAACTCTATTTAGAATATAATGTAGATCAAAGTAAAGATGTATTAGAAGTTAGATTGGAAAGAGAATTTAATGGAGATGCATAATGTCAATTAGCAGTAGAAATCAAAATCTATTTGCCGCAGAGGACTGGGAATTAGCCTATCAGGCATTTACACAAGTCAGTTTTAAGGCATATGATTTTAGTACCATGCGTACATCTATGCTTAATTACATAAGAGAAAATTATCCAGAGTCGTTCAATGACTACATTGAAAGTTCTGAATTTATTGCTATTATAGAATTATTAGCATATCTTTCGCAAAGTTTATCATTCAGAGCAGATTTAAATACTAGAGAAAATTTCCTTGCTACAGCAGAAAGCAGAGATAGTATTTTACGTTTAGCAGACATGCTAGGTTATGCTCCTAAAAGAAATATACCAGCAAGTGGGTTAGTCAAAATTGATAGTGTACAAACAGACGAGCCATTACTAGATGCTTCAGGCGACAGTTTACAGAATATCAGAATTGATTGGAATGATCCAACAAATAATAATAGTTTTGATCAATTCATTACAGTTTTAAATAGTGCATTTTCAGTAGCAAATCCTTTTACAAAACCAATCATTGAAGAAACAGTAGGCGGTATTGCTACACAGATATATGGCTTCAATAACGAAATAGGCACAACACCTGTATTTTCAACAAGTGCAACAGTAAATGGTACTAGTGTACCTTTTGAATTTGTTAGTACAAATATTGAAAACGGTGTTTTCAAAGAAGCACAACCAGACATTTACAGTCAGATGAGAATTTCTTATCGAGATGACAAAAGAGGATTAGAAAGTCCTTACACAGGATTTTTCATGATGTTCAAACAAGGCGAGTTGAGTTTTGAAGATTATATTTTTGAAAGAGCCTTGCCTAACAGAACAGTAGATATACCAGTTGCAAACATCAATGAAACAGATGTATTTGTGCATCAGTTAGACAATAATGCTGTTAACCAACTTACTTGGCAAAAAGTCAGCAATCTTCAAGGACAAACTTTATTATATAATGCAACCAGTTTAGAATCTAGAAATTTATATGCAATTGACAACTTATTCGACGACGGTATTAGAGTAAGATTTTCAGACGGTAATTTTGCAAACATACCTTCTGGTATTTTTAGAATTTATTTCAGAACTAGCATTGGCGAAAACATGTCTATTAGACCAGCAGATTTTCAAAACAAAGAATTAACATTACCTTATTATAATAGAAAAGGCGAATTGCATAACCTTACTTTAAGGATGTCATTAAAAGCCACAGTATCAAATAGTTCAGCCGCAGAAACTTTACAAAGTATTAAACGAAGAGCACCACAAACATATTATACTCAAAATAGAATGGTTAGTGCTCAAGACTATAATGTATTTCCACTGAGCCAAAGTGCAAACATTCTAAAATTAAAAGCAACAAATAGAACACATGCAGGCCATAGTAGATATATTGATATTGAAGATCCTACAGGAAGGTTCAGTAGTGTAACTTCGTTTGCAGACGACGGTGCATTATATAAAGATATCGAAAACAAAGATACATATTTAACATTTGGTACAAGTAAAACAACAATGCAAATTTTAAAAGAAGATGTTGCTAATATTACTAAAGACACAAATCTACAAAACTTTGTTTATGACGATTATAGAAAATTACATAAAGGCTTAGATGCATTAGCATTTGACTTAACAGCAAATAATAAAGATATTGCATGGGTAACCCAGCCTAGTAAAAATAAAAATAACACAGGTTATTTTACTAGACTAGAAGCCGGCGTCAGAACCACACTTAACAATAGTGTAAATGATAATAGAATCATACAAGCCGGTTCATATATAAAATTTAAAAATCCAAACGATCCTACACAAGAGGAATTAGCAACCATTACCAGTATTACAAATAATGGTGTACCAACAAATTTACTAAGTGTCACAGAAGGGGTAGTAAAATTAAACAAAGAAATTCCAAATGCATGGAGAGCCACTGAAATAATACCTACATTAAATGCCAATGCATTAGAAACAGATATAGGCACAGCATTTAATACAAGAATTACAGCCAAAGAAGATTTTGGTATAGGATATAATTTCAGACCAGGTGGTAGTGGTTCCACACACTGGTATATTATTGACAACAGTAATTTACAAAAAAATGCAGACTTTAACCCAGACCTTACCAGCGGTGCTAGTTGGTTAATGAAATTTGAATACAACAGTACAAATAGTACATCAAGCATTTCAAATTACACAGTAACTACCCGAGGTACTAGAATTATATTTGAAAGTCTTAAAGATATAAAATTTTATTTTTCTAGTGATGAAAAAACATTTGATAGTAAAACAGGTAGAGTATTAAAAGATACCATTGCTTTAACTACAGCAAACTTCAAACCAGAGTTAATAGAAACATATAATTGGGTTGATACAAATTTAGATGACATAGGTGACAGTTGGCAATTAGAAACTACTAATGCAACATACACACCTAATGTAGGAAACAGTCCAGAAATTATTTTAAGAAGCAGAGACACAAAAGCAAAAGATTTAGAAGTAAGATTTATCAGTAACTTTGGTTTATTGGTTAACGGCGAAGCATCAGTGTCACCCACAGCAGATTATAGCCAAGGAGATTTTGCACCAGCGGTATCTACAACAATAGCAGTAGACCCAATATCGACAACTACAGGTAAAGCAGTAGTAAAATTAAATAGTGCAAAATTATCAGGTCTACCAAGCGGTATCACTATACCATTAAGTAAATTTGGTACATCTATTGTTGGCGGAGCAAATGGTAATATTGCTTATGTGAATTATGATATTGGTTCAAGCAGTTATAAAACCTATACTGGTAATGCAACCACAACTACATTTGAAGTAGGAGATACTGCATCAGAAGGACACATTGATTTGCTGTCTAATTCAAGTATTAAAGTTTCCGATTTTGATAGTTTAAGCAGTAGATGGAATGGATTTAAACATGCAGATAAACTACAAATTGTTTATAAAAATGTCAAAGAGTCTTTAGACAAGCCAATAGAATTTGAAATAGTCGATGCATACAGATATGGCGATGGCTTTGCCGATCCGGCAAAAGTTGTTGTCAAACCCATTGACAGTGACTATGATGGATTTCCAGATGATCCAGACTTGTTTGATAAATTTGTAGGTAGCACAGACTTTGTTTTCTTTGAGCAATATACAGATTTAGATGGCTACACATATGAAAGACCAGCAAAATTTAAAATATTAAATTTTGCAACAGAGACAGAAATATCAGTTGATTATGTGTTAGACACAGTTGCTCCAGGCAGTGATCCAGATAATAAAACTGCATTTACAGATTTTGATTTGATAATTGTAAAAGATTTAAGTGTAGCAGAAACATATTTAAAAAATAATTTAGGAAAACTTAATCACAAATTAGTTTTTCCAAGATCGCTTTTGCCTAAAGTATACGAATTAATTAATGATTTAACAACACCTAAAATGATTGTGCTAACAGAAAACAACCAGTACAATGTAAAAGTAGGTAGAAGTTTTGAGCAAAACACACTTCAAAACGATCCAAGAAAATGTGCATTTGAATGGCAACACATTGCTCCAAGTGATGTTAGAATAGATCCTAGTATCAGCAATGTTGTAGAAATGTTTATGCTTACAAAATCATATTACCAAGCAATGCTAAGTTATAAAAATGGCGGTGTAAGTACATTGCCTAGTGCACCAACATCAGAACAACTTGCACAAGAATATTCAGGATTAGATGAGTTTAAGAGTGTTAGTGACCAATTAGTTTACAGCAGTGGTAAATTTAAATTATTATTTGGCGACGACGCCGATCCAGAATTACAAGCAAAAATTAAAGTTGTAAAATTACCAGGAAGTACAACAACAGATGCAGAAGTTAGAAGTGCGGTATTAGAATTAATTGATACTTATTTTAATGTAGAAAATTGGGACTTTGGTGAAACATTTTATTTCTCAGAGTTAAGTGCATACATTCATCAAGAGTTAGGTAAAGCAATAGCATCAGTTGTTATTGTACCTAGCAAGTCAGAATCTATATTTGGTGATCTATATCAAGTTAGAGCGGCATCAGATGAATTATTCTTTTCTACAGCAACAGTTGATAACGTAGAAGTAGTAAAAAGTTTATCTTCAACAAATTTAAAACAAATGAAGGGCAATGCAATCACAAAATCATCTACAACAAGTAGTACTAGCAGTAGCAGTAGCAGTGGTAGTAGTGGTAGCAGTGGCTCCGGTGGAAGTGGATACTAATGACAAACAAATTTTTTGATCTATTACCTATACAGCACCAGACTAGTGTTAATAAAAATTTCTTTGAAAGCACAGTCGAACAATTATTTTCAAAAGCAAATGTAGAAAATATACAAGGCTTTATAGGAACTCCAAGAGAAATTAGCAACAGCAATACATCATTTGTAGAGCAACCAGCACCTAATAGAGAATACTATAGTTTTGACCCTGTGGTAACCACAGTAAATCCAGACACAGGTAAACCTGTAAATTATGTTTTCTATGAGGACTTTTTATATGACTTAAGAAGCAAAGGTGGATTAATTGATAACCATAACAGATTATTTAAAACTAATCAATATGCTTATGCACCACCAATAAACATAGACAAACTTATAAACTATCAGGATTACTATTGGTACCCAACAGGACCAGAAGTCACTGAAATACAGGGTAATTCCTCTGTACAAATTAATATAGATAACATTGTTGGATTAAAAAATTACACGTCACCGGCAGGGCAAACACTTAGAAATGAGATGGTTATTAAATTCACAGGTGATCATATTTCAAACACCAGTGTACTAACTAAAGATACTACTTATATTGTAACAGGCGTAGGTAAAGGAATACAATTTATTTTGCCAGGTGATTCTACATCTGCTTATGCGGAATTTAATGATTTTCCTTTAGAGCGATCAATATCAATAACATATACTCAGGCAAATTCGCAATCATATTATAATCTAGAAACAAATTTACCAGAAGACTTTGTTGATACACCAGGCGGCGATTTCAAAGAGTACTATAGAAATTTAGCAGACGGCGTACCGTCAGGAGCCGCCAATGCATCTGTACATAACAATTCTAGACTGTACATTGGTAATATTGAACTTAAAGTAGGCGATGCCGTGTCAGCCAATGTAAAGTATTTAGGTAACAATGTACAACGAACAGGTAATGTTGTTTAT